AGACCTCGGCTCTGTAGCGGACGGCCAGCTCGTCCAGGAAGATCCCCACGAGGATCTCCGGGGTCGAGGCGGCCTCCGACTTCCGGTAGCAGGACCGGGAGCAGAACCTGGTGCCCGAGGTCCGACCCGTCTCGAACTCCTCTCCGCACTCCTCGCACTCGAGGACCCGGCGGCGCTTCCGGCACTCCATGGAGCAGTGGTCTCGACGCTTCGTCACGGCTGACGGGCGGATCCTGAACGGGGTCGAGCAGACGACGCACACCCTCGTCAGGAGCGACTCCGGGATTCCCTTCCTCCCGGCTGCCTTCCTGCACTCCCGCCCGCAGAACCTGAACTGCCCCCGGTTGACGCAGAACCGTCGCGCCTTGAACTCCTCCCCGCAGTGCTCGCACTCCCGGTCGACCCAGGCCCCCTCCCCCCACCGGTGCCTGGTGTAGCACTCGTGGGAGCAGTACTTCCTCGGCCTGCTGGGCCTCCACGCAGTCGGCTTCCCGCAGCGAGCACACGGATGCTCCGGGGGCGAGGTCTCCGGCCCTCGCCCAGGTTTCCACCTCAGACGACGCGGGCCTGGCCCAGAAGGGGTGGTTCGGGGTCGCGTCGATCGTGCGTCCGTCTTCAAGAGTCAACCTCACCCACCTGGCAGCCTCCCTCGCCGAGACGGCCTCCACCTCGTGGAGCGCCCCGTCCCGCCCGAGGACCAGGTCTCCTGGGAGGATAGTCTCGATCGGGGCAGGGCGCCTAGCTCCGACGCTGACCATGGTCCCCGGGGGGAAGCAGACCTCGGTGGTCCTCTCGTCGTCCACCGCGAGCACCTCGTACTGGGTCACCCCTCCCTCGGCGTAGGTCGCCGCCGAGGAGAACGACCTGGCCCGGTTGACGTGGACCGCCGCGACCGTCTCCCAGTAGCTCTCGTGGATCGCCGCGTCGACGAACTCGTCCCGCAGGTCGCGGCCGATCTCGACCCGGCCCAACCCCTGCTCGAGCCCCGAGGCCACGGTGCTCTGCGCCCGGGCGCGGAACCGGTCGGCCTGCCGCTCGTACTCGGGGGCGAAGAACACCGACGTCGTGTCCCGCAGGGCCTCGACGGCGCGCTCGTTCCGCGCCGAGAACACCGGGTCCACCCGGAAGACCCTGTGCTCCCGCCCGAGGGCCCGGTGGGCGTCGTCGATCACCCGCCGGCCCTCCTCGTCCAGGACCACCCGCGCCCCCGGCAGGAAGGTCGAGGGGAGGCCCCGGATCATGTTGGTCATCTGGGTCACCGCCGCCGACCGCTGGTTCGCGTTCGCCCCCCTCCAGTCGATCCCGCTCGCGCGCAGCAGTTGCCGGCGGAAGTCCCTCGACCCGACCACGAGCCCGACCTGGTTCACGAGCCGCCGCGACTCGCGCAGGGCGGCGCGCACGAACCCGTCGTCGACCAGCACCGAGGGCACAGGGGTCGCCTTGCCCGTGAGCGCCCGCTCGAGCCAGGCCAGGTCGTCCTGGGCGCGGATCATCTTGGCGAGCGTCACGGGGCCTCGGGGGGTTGCGGTACCGCAACCCCGGGAGGGAGCAGGGACTCGGGCGGGACCACCGGGATCCCGAGCCTCACGGCCTCGGCCTCCTCGAGCTCGCCGCCGGCGCTCTCGCCCGGGAGCCGGGTGAAGACCTGGGCGTGCGGCAGCCACTCCATGTCGAGGCGCATCCACTCGGCCCACGGGCGGGGCTTCCTCTTCTCCATGTAGTGGTTCAGCACGGGGACGAAGGGGGCGTGACCGGCGTCCAACAGAAGGTTGCCGTAGTCGACAGCGCGGTCGACGTTCGCCTGCTTGTCCCCGACCGAGTAGGGGCTGGCCACGTAGACCCTCACGGCTTGGTCGGGACCTCCTCGTCCGCGTCCCACGCGGACGGGTCGAAGAAGTCGTCTTTCTGGACCTCGATCTCCTCGCGCACGGCGGCCCGCAGGAGGGCCATGAGGCCCGCCAGCTTGTGCGCGGCCGAGGTGGCCTTACGGGGCGAAGTCTTCTCGCCCGTCTCACCAGCGGATCCCGTGGGCTCCTCGCCGGGCTCCTGGCCCTCCCCCTCGCCCGGCTCGGGCTGCTGGGTCGGCTCGGCCGAGGGGAGGGCCCCCTGGCGGGCGGCGGCGAGGGCGAGCCTCGGGGGGATGTCCCCCCAGTCCTCGACCCGGTGCGGGAGGTCGACCGAGAACGCGTCGGACAGGAGCTCGCGCGCCTCGTTCGGGGTCATGGCTCCCTCGCGGAGGGACTTGGTCGCGTTGTCGACGAGGTCGTTCGGGATCCTCTGCACGGGGGCGTTGGTCTTGAACCTCCAGAAGTGGATGATCAGGCTCGGGAGGAAGATCCTGTCCATGACGGCGTCGAAGTCGTCGCGCTCGGGCTGGTAGACCTGCTCCTCCGCGAGGGCCTTGGCGGTCATGGCGGTCGCGCGGTTCTGGTCGCGGGTGTCGCCGGTCATGATCGGCGACTGCCGGAACGCCCGCCCGATCTTCCGCACGTTGGCCTCGTCGTACTCCTGGAACAGGCCGTCCTTGGCCTGGTCCTGGGTGAGCGGCTTGAGCTCGATCCGCAGCTTCCCGCTGTACTCGAGGTCCCCCTCGCTGACGTCGGCGTCGGACGGGACGGCCTCGAGGACCATGATCTTGTGGAAGTTCTCGCGGCCCTTGATCCGGTCCTCGATGTAGGTCTCGAGCCTCGAGACCGAGTCCTCCGAGACGCGCCCGCCCGAGACCATCAGCACCATGGGGGGCATGGCCTTGTTGTCGAAGTAGAGGAGGTTCACCTCCTCGGCGGCGCGCGACCCCAGGACGGCGATCAGGGCGCCGATCCACCTGGGCACGCCGTAGACCGAGACCGGCGACTCGACCTTCCAGTGGTAGAACTCGTTCGCCGGGAGGGACTCGGGGCCCTCCTCCTTCTTGAGCGCGTCGACGTCCTCGAAGAACCGGCCGGTGACCCTCGACACGACGCGCGGGTCGCCGAACTCCTTGTAGTAGGTCCGGCCGTTCCCGAGGATCCTGACGAAGCGGCGGAACCGGTGGTGGACGGTGACGTCCTCGTAGTGGATCGGGTCCCTGCGGACCTTGACCTTGACCGCCGTGGGCTCGTCGTCGGCCTTGACCAGGCGCACCCCGACGAAGGGGACGTGGACGACCTGCTGGATCCTCGACTCGGGGTCGTCGGGCCTCTCGCGGATCACCTCCCACCCGGCGTTGCCGAGGAGCTCGAGGTCGAGGCGGGTGAGCTTGCGGACCTGGATGAACGTCTTGCCCGGGGAGAGGAAGTCGAAGAACGACTCGAGGCGGCCGTGCTCGACGCGGGCGAGCTGGTCCCACAGCTTCCTCGTCTCCTCGACCTCGTCGACCCCCGGGGTGATCTTCTCGAGCTCCTCGGCGGTCACCGTCAGGAGGTCGTCCGTGCCCTCGAGCTTCTGCCGCACCATGAGGTCGCGGATGTCGTCGTTGACGGTCGGGGCCGAGAAGTCCAGGACCGGCGTGAACCGGTGGCCGAACCCGTCGACGTTGGTCCGCATGGCGTCGATGTTCTGCCGGAGCGCCCCGCTGTTCTCGAGCAGGCGGCAGAGGGACTCGAACGGGAAGGGAGGCTCGAGGATCTCGTCCACGAAGTCCTGCCGGCCGAACGACAGCCCCTCGCTCACGACGGTCGAGGGGGCCGAGAGGGTCTCCCCCTTGGCGACCTCCTCCCGGCCGGGGCCGACCCACAGCTTCGCGTCCTCGGCCGGGAGCGAGTCGTCGAGCACCTCCCGGTCGGGCCTGACGCCGAGGCGCGCGGCGAGCTTGACGACCATGGTGCGGGAGTCTCTCCACTCGACCTCGTCGTCCTTGGTCTTGGCGGGAGGGGAGGGGCCGACCTTCACGGCCAGCTCGGGGTCCTTGGTCGCAGTGGTCAAGCCGTCCTCCTGTGGTCGCAATCCTACCGTGAGCCGCCCGGGTCTGCCTCCTCGAGAACTCCGGCCAGCTCGAGGGCGACGGCGCGCATCATGATCGGCGGGACGCTCATGCCCAGGGCGCGCCAGCGGTCGGCCTCGGCGCCCTCCATGGCGAAGTCGTCCGGGAACGAGCAGATCCGCTTCAACTCCGGGATCGTCATGGCCCGCCGCGCGACCACCCCGTCCCTGGCCACCTCGACCCGGCCGGCGGTCCTGGCGCCCGCGGCGCAGATCGTTGGGGCGGGTCCGTCCAGGGACCCCCA